GAGCTACTGCTAACTCCAAAGGATCTAGCAGACGGGATCTATTTTGCTAATATTAATTTTGTACAAAAAGAACACGTTGTTGTTTTCAATGATAAGACTATTTTTAATGATGTACTCTTTGACAAAGGTCCAGGATACAGACAAGACAGACTAAAGGTTGTAGGTTTTAGAACAACTGACTGGGATGGCGATTATACTAGCCCTGGGTTTATCTATGATGATGTAAAAATTGAAACTTGGCAGGCATTTACTGATTATAAATTAGGAGANATTGTACAATACAAACAATTTAATTATGTCAGCAAAACTTATCAAACNGGTACNGAGCAATTNNATAGAAACAATTGGGAACGTTTAGATTCCAAACCNGAGGCAGGGCTAGTCGCTAACTTTGATTACAAAATTAATCAAATTGAAGATTATTACGAACTTGATTATCAAGGAATTAATAACGAACAAAAAATAATGGCACGCCACTCGATCGGATACGAACCGAGAGAATATCTACAGAATCTCGCCGAAGACGAAGTAAGTCAATTCAAGATATATCAAGGCTTTATCAGAGAAAAAGGAACTTTTAATTCTATCACTAAAGTTTTTGATAAAGTTAGCCGAGTTGACGATGATGCTGTTGATCTCAAAGAAGAGTGGGCGCTGAAGCTAGGTAGCTTTGGTGGTGTTGATCAAAGTTCTGAAATCGAATTTAGAATACAAAAAAATCAAATTAAATTAAACCCTCAGCCGATTCTGTTAGACAAAACATCAGTAAACATAGACGAATATCAGAATTATGTTCTACTAGATGACACAAATTTTGATACTGGAACAAAAAATTATAAATTTCCAGTAATTGAGTTTGGCGCCGATCCGTGGACAGCGGGATACGTATATCCCGAAGATGTAGACTTTTTTGTAAAAAATCTTGACGAAATTTTCTTTCAAGACATTAGAACTTTTAAAAACGGAACAACTATCTGGGCAGCATTTATGCCAGAAGGCTGGACAGTCTTACGATATAATATCACAAATATTTCTGTAGTTGCTGTAGCGGTAGTAAATCCAACTACGGCTGTGTTAGAAACTAATACTATCCACAATCTACAACCGGGCGAAATAATCGGCCTCACTAACATTAAATTCATGGAAGGATTTTGGAAAGTATCAGCAGTTGCTCCAACTAAAGTATTTTTAGAAATAGACGGGTTTGACGAAGATCCCGAAATAGATCAAAGCTCGTTTACATTTATTGGCACATTGTCTACAGTTAGGATTTCTAATATTTCCGAGCTAACTAATGATTATTTTAATCAACTACCAGTAGGATCTAAAGTATGGATAGATTCAGATGAAGATTCTAAATGGGCAGTAGTTGAAAGGAAACGCCAATACACACCGCTTGAAATATCTGAATACGGAGTTTCGTTCCCAGCAAATACTGGTGCCGGTGTCGGTTATATCGAACGTAGAAACCAAATAGCAGTATCTAATCTCGGAGCCGATCTAGAGCAACGAGAATCTGCGGTTGTGATATATTTTCAAGGTGTTGATGGTCTAATACCTTTACAAATTTTAAATCCAGATTCTAATATTGTAGAATCATTTATCGGAAATTACGGCGAAGTTTTAGAAATTTCTAAAGACGGTCGGTGGATGATGGTAGGATCACCTAGAGCATCATTTATTCCTAATAACTATCGAGGAGTTTTTGTAAAATAATAGATCTTACAATGTAGGAGACACTGTAACTTTTACCGGCAAAACTTTGGAGAGCAGTAAACAATATAAATCCTTTAGTGTCTGGTGACGGCAGTACTATAGATTTACAGAGCCAGGACTGGGAAATAGTTAAGACTCATACACCGAATTATCTAGGAAAAAATATTTTATCTATCAACCAGGGTTATGCTAACCAAGGTGCTGTTGATATTTTTGAATACAATAACGGTCAGTGGAATTATAGGACGACTCTGTTAAGTCATATGCCCGATGACGGAGAAAATTTTGGCGAATCGATCACAATTGCTAAACAAGAAGGAATTGAAGGAACTAGCGGCGACGTGACATTAACGGTTACTTCAATTAACGAAGTCGGCGGCATAGTATCAGTAACAGCTGACGGAATCAGCGGATTAAACGATGCTCAATTCTCTAACGTCAGCGGAATAGATGTAAGTCAGCCTGGTCAAGGAGCAACATTTGATGTTTCTAAATCGTTAAATCAGTACACAGTTACAGTTAGATCGAATGGCAGAAGATATGCTATTAACGATAGAATTAAGATTCCGGGTTTCTTGCTAGGCGGAATATCACCAACACACGACTTGTTTGTTACTGTTACAAATGTAACTCCTGAAGGATCAATTGTTGGTTCAGAAACATACCGCAACGTTAGTGGAATTAATTCTATAATTCCAACAGTGGCAGCAAATTTTGAAGTTAGGAAAACAAGAAGTACCTATACTGTAACGACCACGAACCCTGGATCGGGTTATGTGGCAAGAAGTGTAGTAAGATTTGGTTCTAGACTATACGCCTGTATAAAAGACACAAAGATTGATAGAGGCCCGTGGTCGTCTGCTATAACCTACCAAGTTGGGGATATTGTGAAGTTTCCAGCTATCGGTTCAACATATTATAGAGCGATAGCAACAACTACAGGATTTGAACCAACTAACACAGATTATTTTGAAGTTGTTGATGTTATAACACCCGCCAACTCTCCGGAGTTTTGGAGGGAAGTCTCGGGAGGAGTATTTCCAAGCATTGCGCAATTCTACACAGAAAAAGATTCTAGAGGAAACTTTGTCAGCTATACTGCTGGTACAATAATTGTAGTGCCCGGATCTCAGCTTGGAGGCCAAGCTGTTACTAACGACTTAACAATACGTGTAAACACAGTAAGTGAAACTGGAGCAATTACAAATATTTCTATTGCCGGAGTAGGCTCAACAGGTATTAGCTGGGCAGGTGCTGCTAGTGCCGGTTCTGCGCAGTATAATGACATTACTGGAGAAGATGTGAGTAATCCTGGTTCCGGAGCAATTTTTGATGTTATTAGATCAAACGGAACTTATTCAACAACAGTCAATGTAACTGGTACTCGTTACAATGTAGGAGATCAAATTAGGATACGCGGAACAACACTTGGCGCAGTGGAAGAAACATATTTCATGGCCATTGGTGCTCCGGGTGCTAATAACGACACAGGTAGAACATATCTATATAAGTTTGACGGCGTTGAGTGGAAGTTAAATGATGATGATAGCTTTGTTGGAATTTTTGATGTTACTAAAAATTATTCAAGAGGCACAACTGTGTGGTATTTAGGCTCGTATTGGAAGGCTCTTGTTGATCATACCGCTACAAGTAGTTTATATCCAGCTGCTGGAAATTGGCAAGTTATAGAGAATGTGATGTCTGGCATATTACCAACTTCATCTTCAGGAATTGACGAACTAGTAGTAACAGACGTACTATCTGAAAACGGTCAATCGGAAAATCTAAAAGGCGGCGCCAAATTTGGAACAAGTGTTAAGTTTAATAATGACGCTACTACATTGGTAATATCTGCGCCTTTCGGTGACAGTGCTGACATAGAAAATTACAAAGGTATTTGGAAACCCTACCAGACATATGTCGAGGGCGATGTTGTTAGACATTTAGATGTTTATTATAAATTAGTCGAGCCTGGAGATGATACTCCTCAATTTGCTGATTCAACACTTGATACTAGAGTTTCTAGCCTAGGAGTTCTTCCAACGCTAGGCTCATCACCGTCGAGTTTTGGCGTATGGCAGACTTTATCTGTTACCGAAGTTAAAAATACAGGATTGGTTTTTGTTTACAACAAAACACCTAACAATATTTTTGAAGTAGTTCAAACAATTGACATTGATACAGTTAACGAAGAGTTGCCTAGCGGTACAGAACTAGAATCGGGAGATCAAATAGGATTTAGATTATTATTAAACAGCACTGGTTCAAAATTATTTGTTTCGGCTCCAAATGCCAACAAGCAAGGATCAGATCAAGGCTCTATTTTAATATTTGAAAACATAAACAATTTATATCATATAATACAAAAAATTAACAGTCCGGTATACAATCCTGGAGAACGGTTCGGGTCGACCATTGCTTTGTCTCCCGACAATAACACATTAGTGATTGCTGCTGAAAACGGTGAATCAGACAGGCTGACAAAATTTGATGCCGGCGATACAACGTTTGACCGATTTATTACACGATTCACTAATCCGCTAGGCAAAACCGGTAAAGTATATGTCTATAATGAATACGTTAATAAGTTTGTTTTAGCAGAAGTATTTGAGGATCAGCTAAGGTCAAACGAAGATTTCGGAAGAGCTATAGCAGTATCTAATAATTCGATTGTAGTTGGTTCTCCTAAATATATTTCTGAAGATCCTGCGTTCCAGGGTCAAGCAGTTGGTAGGATTCAACAATTTATAAAAGATGCCGGTGTTAAATCCTGGAGTAAGATTAAAACTCAGCTTCCTGGAGTAGATACTAGAGATATTAAGTCATTAGCAGTTTATAATAGTAGCAACAGTTCAAAAATTGCCGATATAGATGTTGTTGATCATTTTAAAGGTAAAATCTTATCAATAGCAGATCAAGATATTGATATTAAAACGTCATACGATCCTGCGATCTACACATTCGGCACTGAAAATTCTACAATTAACCCATCTCAAGCTTGGTTGGAAACACAGGTAGGAACGATCTGGTGGAATACGCTTACAGCAAAGTGGATATTGTACGAACAAGATTCGATCGACTTTAGGGTCGGAAACTGGAATAGGCTTGCTGAAGGAGCATCGATTGATGTTTACGAATGGGTAGAAACCCCATATCTTCCTAGCGAGTGGAACACATTGTCGGGAACTACTGAAGGATTTACTTTTGGAATTTCAGGAACTCCTCTTTATCCTGACAACAGCGCCTACTCTTCAAAGGTAATTGTTGACACTAATTCAGGACAACCGATTCAAACAATTTATTATTATTGGGTAAAAAATAAAGCAACATTACCGAAAAATTCTAAAAAGACTAATCCAACATCAACACTAGCAAATTATATTATTAACCCGGAGTCTTCTGGATTACCATTTGCTGCGATGATTAGTTCTTCGGTACTATCGTTATATAATTTCCAGTTCATATCGGGAGTTAATGAATTGTCAATTAACATTCAATTCTACACTCCGGGTAGTAAAATAAACTTAGTCCACACTGAGTATCAGCTTATTTCTGAAAATTCTAATGACCTTGTTAATGGAGATTTAGAAAATAAATGGATTGACAGTCTTGTAGGTCAGGATATATTAAATCGACCAGTTCCGGACAAAAAATTAATAGCAAAATCTCGATACGGAATCAAGAGTATTCCTAGACAAACTATGTTTGTTAATCGAAACAAAGCAGTCGAAATCACACTCGACTATATCAATGATATACTAAAGTCAAAACCATTTGCTGAAAACATTTCGTATGAAAATCTTTCAGCAGTAGATCAACCGCCGAGCTCGTTTAAAAATCTATACGATACTACAGTAGAAATTCAAGCCGAGCTAAGATTCTTAGCAATGTCTAACACCAAACCAGCAGTCTTAAAAGCAAATTTAATCAATGGTCATATTAATACAATTGATATTGTAGACCCTGGGTATGGTTATAGAGTTGCTCCTCCGGTTACTATAATAGGTAACGGTGTAGGCGGCAAATTAAAAACAACCATTGATCGATTTGGAAAAATTACAAAAGTTGATATATTAGATGAGGGACGTAGATTCACTGACATTCAATTGTCAGTAAGGCCCTTTGCTGCTCTAGTAAAAACTGACGAAACCGTCAGCGGATTCTGGAGCATATGGTCCTGGGATGATCGTCTAAAAACATTTTATAGAACAGCGACACAAGCGTTTGACACTACAAAATATTGGCAGAAAATTGATTGGTGGAAGCAGGGATTTAATTCTGATTCGAGAATCTCGTTTGATATTCCGGGAATATATGCTGAACCTGAAGTGGAATTATCTGTCGGCGAACTATTGAGAGTTGACAACTACGGAAATGGCGGATGGGTAGTTTTACAGAGAGTTAACGACTCGGCAGATATACTAGGCAAATACGCCCTGGTAGGCAGAGAATTAGGTACAATCGAAATTCTCAATAAATTCTACGATACGCCAGTTGAATCAGCAGGCTATGATCAGACACAGGCATTTGACAGCAATAGGTACGATTTCTCGTACGCTCAAGAATTTAGAAATATTTTAAAAGCTGTTAAGAATGACATATTTGTAAATGACCTATCAGTCGAATGGAATCGATTATTTTTTGTTTCCTTACATTACATATTTTCAGAGCAGTTGTATGTTGATTGGGCGTTTAAGACTAGTTTCTTGAATGCTATACATAACGTTGGTTTTTTAGAAAAGCGTTTGACTTATAAGAGTGATAATTTAGATAGCTATCAAAAATACATTGAGGAAGTTAAGCCGTATAGAACTAAAATTAGGAAATACACAAGTAGATATCAAACAACGGAATCGTCAAATTTACTAACTACCGATTTTGATCTACCGCCAGTATACAATCCCAATTTGAATATTCTACAACCGGTAACATTAAATTCTCAATATATCGACATCTATCCTTGGAAATCTTGGTTCGATAACTATGGTTACTCTGTGACAGATATTATATTAACATCCGGCGGAAAAAATTACACGTCTGTTCCTAAAGTTATATTTGAAGGCGGTGGCGGCACAGGAGCATCGGCTCAAGCGTATATCTCTAACGGCAGAGTAACATCGATACAGTTAATTTCTAGAGGCACTGGTTACACTTCAACCCCTATAGTTAAATTAGTGGGCGGTGTCGGAAGCCAATTAGAAAATTCTGCCAAGGCTGTGGCCTTTATCGGAGAAACCAAAGTTAGATCTTTTGATATGACTTTGAAGTTTGATCGATATTCGACTAAACCTAAGTTTAAATCTACAGAAGAAAAGGAATTATTTAAGGTTGTTGAAACGTATGAAAATACATCAAGACAAACAGTGTTTAATTTGAAATACCCTTGTAACCTTAATAAATCTACAATAACTATTTTAGTTGATGGTGTTAAATTATTTAATAACGAGTATAACGTAGAAACTTATACAGCATTGGTCGACAATCAATCTATATTAAAAGGTAGGATTATACTCAATACTGCGACTGAAGTAAACATCGATGTATCTATATCTTATCAAATTAATGATCAAGAACTAGATAGCCTTAACAGGATTGACAAATATTATTCCCCAACAGACGGTATGTTAGGAGTTGAAAAAATAGTTGTTAAAAACACCGACACTCAACAAATCGTCGAAGTTAAACGAGATTACTCGCAGCTAATTACCGGAATTGACTTTGGAGGAACGATAATCCAAGGAGCAACGTTTGATGTTGGTGCTGGATGGGATGCTATACCGTGGGCTACAGAGGGTTGGGATAGTTCAGAAGTTGTTGAGTCGGACTTTTATCTAGCAGCTATACCCGGCCAACAATCATATCAGTTATCTCGCATTCCGGTTCAAAATGAGCAGATCACAATTTATTATAAGAGTGTGGAGACTGGAGTAACTCGTCGTTTAGATTATCCTACCTACGATGCTTACCAAGTTGATCAATCGATTGCTGATGTTCCACCAAGCACAGCTATAATGAATACATTCATCGGAGACGGAAGTTCTAAGACTGTTCTGTTACCGAATTCTTTAACTTTAACTGAAGGCGATGTGTTAATCTTCAGAACAGTCGACAGTGATGGCAGTCTTCAGATTTCCGGTAGAAATCTAATTGATACTAATCTGTCAGGCGGCACCTTAGATAGTAATTCTAGAGGTAGATCGGTTAATAGAAATACAGTAGACGGAATATATCAAACAGCGACTGGAAAAACAGCAGCAGAAATTTTATTAGATGGCGGAAAATTTATCAGTCCAGAAAAAGTCCCAGCACCGGAAGAAAATGTTCCAGGGCAGGTATTAGAAGCACTGAGTATAAAAGTATTCCACACTAGTCGAAGTGGTGCTCCTGCGATAATGAATAGGATTTATCGAGGATCAGCTGTTGATAACGTGTTCGATATTGGTCAGCCTATATTAGAACGTACATCGGTGTTAGTACTATTAGAAAAAGTCCTCCAAATCCAAGGTACTGACTATGTTGTAGATATTGTTGATAACTCTGTTAGATTTATCAACAAGGTTCCGCAGGTTGGAGAAATTGTCGAAGTATTTTCGATATCAATTGGCGGCGTAGAAATCTTAGACTACAAAGAGTTTACCGGTGACGGAAATACTCGATATTTCCTAACATCGGCAAGATATGAAGACACTGGATCGGTCTATGCTTATATTGATGGATTTTTAACACCGGCCGGATTCTTAAACAGTACTGATAGGGTTCCCCAGCCAAATCAAACATTAGTTGAGTTCGGAACAGCTCCGCAATTAAACAGAAAAATCGCCTTATTGGTTATTTCAAACTAACATTGATAATCCGATAGTTCGATTGAATTCTCAGCAAATAGTACTAGACAGCAGCGTTCGATCTTACACAATTGAATCATTCATTGAGTTGTCGGCATCTGCTACGTCTAACGTATTAGTAGAAATTAACGGAAAATTAATTAATTCTGTTGACACTGTTTATAAAGTTTATGACGGTAACAATTTAATTCCGATCGGCGTTGACCCTGAAAAATTTATCGGCGAAATTATTCAAACGTTAATACGAGTTTATGTCAATAACAATTTAGTTAGATTTGGAATTGACTATTTGTTTAGTAACAACACTATTCAGATTTTACAAGGAGTTAAACTAGGCGATGTAGTAAGAATTGAAGATTATACTAATTCAAATTACACAGTCGTAGGAAATCAACTAGTACTTTCTGACAGTTTGGTATTCAATACTGATGATATTTTAAACATTACATGGTTTGATAGATATGATCAAATCGACATAATCAAGGATGTCTATACTGGAGGCCGCGTAGGTTATCCGCTACAGCAAACAGTTGAATCTGTGTCTTATGTTTGGGCCTATAAGAACGGCAACAAATTAACACCGGATATTGATTTTTATCTTGACGATAATAATGCTAACATTTATCTAAGAGAAAATACTGTCAAAGAAGATATTATAGAAACACTAATATTTTCTGGCGAAGTTTACAGAGAACCTATATGCTTTGAAATTTTTAAAGACGTTCTGAATAGACATCAATTTAATCGACATTCAATCACCGACACAGTACTGGCAGCGGATTTAAACTATTTTGACACAATGTTAGAAGTTAACGATTCGTCGGCGTTGCCAGATCCTACATCGGATCAGTTAGGTATTGTGTCAATTAACGGAGAAAAGATTCAGTACTTGAGAAAAGATCTTGAAAACCCAAATAAACTTTTGGATATTCGAAGAGGTATGTTTGGTACTAGTATAGGTACTCTATATACTGCTGGTACATCAGTAGTTAACACAAGTTTCGCTGAATCAATACCTTATAAAGAATCTCAAGAAAAAGAAGAATTTGTATCAAATGGTGCCGCAGTGAGCTCTACAGACCCAGGTCAATTAATTGGTCCGTTGTCGTTTACACCAGTTAAAGCAACAGTTAATGGTTGGTTCAGAGATACAATTCCTAACTCACACAGCCGCTGTGATCAGATTGAAGTGTTTGTAGGAGGTCAAAGACTGCGTAAAGATGCGATGACAGTGTACGATCAAGACCTAGGATCGCATAGTCCTGCCGGTGACACTACTATAGAAGCAGAATTTAGTGTTGACGGAGCTACTCCTTACATTAGACTAACTAATGCGGCTCCTGCTGGAACTAGAATTATTGTGATACGACGCATAGGAAGAACCTGGTACACATTAGGAAATGGAACAGTTGCTACTGGCAAGGGATTGTTTGAAAGCGACACTACTATTGCTAAGTTTTTACAAAATAGCAGCACTAAATTACCATAATAAATACTACTATGAACGAATTAGAACCAAACAAAGATCCGAGAGACAATACTATGAATCAACCAGAGAATAAAAAACCCGATGAAAATCTAGGCTTTCACGTTGAAGGGCACATTAAGATTTTTGACCCAGAAACTAAAGAAATTTTCATCGATAAAAGAAATGCCATTCACTATGAGAATATGAGTGTGGCTATGGCTCAATCTTTGAGTAATCAAGGAACTGGGTGGATATCAGAGATGATGTTTGGTAATGGAGGAACCGTAGTAGACCCAACAGGGTTAATTACGTATCTAACACCAAACACCTACGGAGCAAATTCTAGTTTATACAATCAAACTTATGCTAAGGTAGTTGATCAAAATTCAGTTACTAACGCTGACGCAGTTAGAAATAAAATGGAAATTCGACATGTTAGTGGTGCTACTTATACTGACATTGTAGTAAGTTGTTTATTAGATTACGGAGAACCTAACGGTCAAGAGGCGTTTGATAATTCAGTGGACATGGACGGCGAATATGTATTCGACGAATTAGGATTAAAAGCGTTTGGCAGTAATAAACTGTTAACTCATGTTATATTTCATCCTGTACAAAAGTCCTTAAACAGATTGATCCAAATAGATTACACGATTAGAATCCAGAGTTTAACTGGTTTTGTTGAGGCTTAATTATGTCATATAATGTAAATTTTACAGATACTACTCTTAATCCTGAACCACTAGTGGTTGAGGACAATACACCAAACTCAGCAACCAGTTTAGTTTTCCCGGGTCGAAATGTTACTGGGTATGGAAAAATCATAGCTGAAAATTTCTTACATCTATTAGAAAATTTCTCAAGCCCAACAGCTCCGAACTCAGCTAACGCAGTTGTTGGCCAGCTATGGTATAATTCAGAAGAAAATAAATTATTTGTCTATGACGGCATAGATTGGAAGACTACCAGTAATATTAGAACAGCGGTAACTGAACCAACAGGCGCCTCACCGGGCGATCTGTGGGTAAACTCAAGTACTCAACAATTATATCTTTGGTCCGGAACTAGCTGGGTGCTTGTTGGTCCTCAATTTAGTGAAGGTACCAAGTCAGGACCGTTAGTTGAAACGATTTTAGATATTGACAACAGAAATAGAACAGTTATTATTTTCTATACTAATGACATTCCGGTAGCTATCATTAGTAAAGATACATTCATTCCTAAAGTTGTGATACAAGGTTTTACAAGTATCGGTACTGGTATAAACCTAACAACTAGAACTGATATTACTGATGAATCAGTAAGACCGAGATTAATTGGGGTCGCAGCAGCAGCTGATGCGCTAGTGATAGGAACTACAACAATTCCATCGACTAGTTTTTTAAGAACCGACATTGGCGGAACAGTTCAAGCTCAGATTAACGTAAAAACTGATTCGGGTGTTTTTCTAGGCACTAACAGCAATTTTAATATTTCTGTTAGATCAGCAGGCGGAATTATATACAATTCAACTCCGGGTGCTGCTATTGATATCGAAACATCTAAAACTGGATCGTTNGGNGTTCCNACAAAAGTAGTACGGGTTATTGAAGATAAGGTAGGTATTAATAANGCNACNCCGGNAGAAGCTCTTGATATTATCGGAAATTTAAGAACATCGGGTGAAATTGCTACAGTATCAGAATCGAATTCNACTAACTTAGGAAACGGAGCATTAAGATCNGCTGGCGGNCTAGCAGTGACAAAAAATGCTGTATTTGGNGGCGACCTNACTATGTTAAACGGNACGCTGTTAACNAGATCTTTGAGACCNACAACGATATCAGAAACAATAGGAACTGCGACAGAAAAATATAGTACNATCTATGCTGATAACATTGTTGCTAGTGAAATCAGGGGAACATTNGTTGGTAGTATTTCTGGTAACGCNGGCTCTGCTACTTCTTTGGTGTCTGCTACTAATTTTAAACTAGAAGGCGACATTTCCAGTAACGTTGTTTCTTTCAATGGTACTGGTAACCTAAACAAAACATTTACCACAACACTAACATCTGATATTATTTCCAATAAGCCTTCTCTAGGCAACTCACAGGCCAACGACGAATTATTAGTGTTTCGTGCTAATTCCGGTCTAAGAAAAACTTACCAGAGCGGCGTTTATTGACGATGCTGCTGTTCCTGTGGGATCTATTTTTCCTTACGTCAGGAACTGTAGCTCCGACAGGATATTTATTGTGTGATGGTACAGAGTATGAAGAATATCGTTTTAGAGAATTATCTTCGGTTTTAGGGACACGATACAACGGGTCAACAGCATTGTTAGGATCTCCAAAGGGAATAACATTTAGAGTTCCCGACCTTAGAGGTAGACTACCTCTAGGTAGACAAAACATGGAATTTGAAAATGACATATCAGTTCCATTCCNAGGTGGATCAGCAGCCCCGAGGGCAAATAGCCCTTTAATAACACCACGAGTAGATGAATCGAATGCTAGTATTCTAGGAGCCAGTGGCGGAAATTATCAATATGTTATAGAGCAATACAACTTGCCAGATCACGATCACGATTTAAAAGGTAGAAGAAGTGACAACAACCCTTCCGGGTCACAGTTCTATGTAATTAACGAAACAGCAACTGAACCTACTGACTTTGCTCCGCAGACATTAATTGGCGGTTCGGGTACACGAAATACTCGAACAAAGATAGGTACTGTTTTAAACGGCGGCCAGCGTATGGAGTCCACAGGCCTAGTTAGAATTTTAGTTGAAAGTAAGCGCACTCCAGGTTTGCCAGATTCGCTTGTAGGTAGACCGTTTGGTGTTATGAATCCTTACATAACATTAAATTATATTATTAGAAGCGGCAAGCCAACTAACGATTAACGGAGCGATTGAATGGCATATACCATAAACAAAACAGACGGGTCAGTTTTAGCAACTGTAGCAGATGGTCAAATTGACCAAGGATCTACGTCATTAACGCTGATAGGTAAAAATTTTAGCGGGTTTGGAGATTATCTTAACGAGAATTTAGTACACCTATTAGAAAATTTTGCCGGCCAGTCACAGCCAGCCCCTGCGATTACAGGCCAACTTTGGTACGATATTACTGAGAATAGAGTTAAAGTTTATTCGGGCACCGAGTGGAAAGCTGTAGGCACATCGGCATTATCAGTATCTCGGCCCCTGGATGTTAGTACTGGCGACTTTTGGTTCAATACTGTAGATAATCAATTATATTTTTATGATGGATCTCGAGACTATTTAATAGGACCTGATTATAACACAGCTCAGGGACTAAGTGGTCTTAGAGTTGAAACTTACGAAGATGCTGCAAGACGAAATCGAACTGTAGCAACTTTGTATGTAGGTACAGTTATTGTTGGATTCTTCAGCGCTACTGAATTTACCTTACGCTTTCCTATACCTAATTATAATGTTGTTGATCCTGTGACTAGTGTAGCAACACCTAATTTGGTTATTAGAGCTGGATTTAACCCGTTGTCGGACTCTTTTAAATTCAGAGGGACTGCTGAAAATTCTGACAAGTTAGGAAATGTTGATTTTACACTTTATGCCAGACGAGATATTACTGTTACTTTTAATGATATTGTACAAATTGCGTCTAACGATTCTTTAAAATTTGGCAATGGATTTGTAGGAAACCTAGGAGTCGTTGGTCAGGGAGACGTATATCTTGCTAACACTGCCGTTAATAAGCGTGTCTTTATTTCAGTTAATAAAAACAATAATAGCCTGACAATGTTAAACATTGTTCCGAGTGAACTAGGACAAGATCAAGTTTTAATTGCTCCTAATAATCTTAATAGTTTAACCACTATTGGAGGACAATTAGTAGTCAAAGGCAACCTAACAGTTGAAGGAGCTACTACTTTTATCGCAGCAGAAACTCTGTCACTGTCTGATAAAAATATTGAATTAGCAACACCTAGCGCCGGCGCAGCATCGGACACTTTAGCTGACGGTGGCGGCATAATACTTAAAGGTACAACTGATCATACTATACTTTGGGATAACGCAACCGATGATTGGAACTTCAGTGAAAATATTGACATTCCTGCTCTTAGGTCTTACAAGATAAATGGTGTACCGATTATCGAAGATACAGGCAGTGGAATTAGATTAACAACAGCAGTAACATCTGCCCCGGGCTTAAACCAGTTCGGAGCACAGATTAATTCTACGATTGATAACATATCGGTCAACGATAACAGGATCTCTAACAACGGTAGAACTTCTCAATATTTCGATGGTGATCCGGCACACCCTGCTGATATTGTTATAGAGCCATTAGGAAACATAATTTTAGAAGGAACTCCGAATCCGTTGATTATCGGAGCTCGTACTGCTAGCGAAGATTCTATTAACCATGAGTTAGAGTCGTCGACGTTGTTAGGTGCTGCTGAGTTATCGCAGGTTACGACAAAAAAATATGTAACAAATTTTGTTAGAAACAGAAATATTCCTCTTACACTTGATATTACTGGAGCATATCCTAGTCAAGAAATACCGATCGCAGCATCTGAGGTTATTGGAATTTTAAATCAAATTGCCCCACCGGTCGAGTACGATCCTGGAACCAAATGTAGAATTTCTACATATAGGTATTATGTAGAAAATATCAGAGAAGTAGCAACAACCGGATCGCACTATTCAAATGGGTCGGGATTATTAACTACAACCATTTTAAACAATGTCAGCGGTACTGAATCACCGGGCGGTCCTACAGTACAGACGGGAGTTATTCGAGAAGTAACTTCGGTATCGATTCCAACTCAGCTACCACCTCAACTCTATATTGTTAGAGGATATTGGGAATTTCAATTAACAATCATTGGATCGACTCTAGTGTGGCAACAGGCTGCTAGTTTAACAGAATCTACGCCGACACCAGCTATGGCCGGTATAGCAAGTTTTGTAAGACCGATATATTAACTATTAATGGACGAGAAAAATGCCCTATCAAATTAACAAACACAACGGTGACAGGCTAGTAATACTAGATGATGGCACACTCGATTCTACTACTTCGCTAGGACTGGTAGGTAAAAATTTTGCCGGTTATGGTGAAATTCAAAATGAAAATTTTCTATGGCTATTAGAAAACTTTGCTGGTTCAATACCTCCAGGTAGAGCAATCGTAGGGCAACTATGGTATGATTCTTCTACTCAACGTATTAATGTCTACACTGGTACAAACAATTGGAAAATTGTCGGAAATACCCAGGTAGCAGCAGCGGAACCTACTGAACCTGCTCCCGGCGACGGTTGGTTAAAAAATGACAGCAAACAATTTTATGTTTTTGACGGATCTCAGTTCGTATTTGTCGGCCCCGAAACAGTTCAGGGCTATGGAGTATCGAGGGCAGTATCAACAAAAATCAGAGACGAATCAAATAACTATTGGCCTGTTATTAAATTAACACTCAACGATACTGTGATTGCCATTATAGCAGACAGGACATTTACTATTAATTCTCTAGATGCTGTGGTAGGATTTACAACCTTAATTAAAGGTATTAATCTATCGGCGACATCGGTGATTAGTGGTGCTCTTCAGGGGAATTCTGTAACTGCTACTCGTTTACAGAATCCTAGAAGAATCAACGGTATTAACTTCGATGGGACCGCTGACATAACAGTGACAGCAAATACCGCTAATTCTATCAAGGTTGGAAATTTTTTAATAGGTAACGATTTTAACGGATCTACAGAAACAGTCTGGAATGTTAACGGCACATCAAACAATACCGGTAGTACGCTAGTAGCCAGAGACAGTACGGGTAATTTTAGAGCAGGAACAATCACAGCCGATTTATCAGGCAACACCAACGGAACACACTATGGAAATGTTCAAGGTAATGTCAGCGGCAATGTGATCGGTAACTTAACCGGCAATGTGATCGGTAACTTAACCGGCGATGTAGTTGGAGACCTAGCTGGTAACATTCAAGGTAATGTAGTAGGCGATCTTAGAGGTAATGTTTTAGCAATTGATACCTCGATTGCGTACAATGCTACTACAAAAACATTCTTTGGAAACATCCAAGGTAATTCTCTTACAGCAGACAAATTAACAATAGCAAAATTAATTAATGGTGTGCCTTTTGACGGTACTAGCAATATTACCATAGTAGACGATACTAAATTGCCATTAACTGGCGGAATTTTATCAGGATCATTACGAATTTTACCACCAACGTTGGCTAATGAAGCTGCTACAAAACAATATGTCGATGACAGAGATGTAATATTACGAGCAGATATTCTTAGTAATCTACCACCTAACTATACTATAACATACGGAAATAGAGAATTTGCCGATGGCGCTAGCAACATCGTTGGCGGTTTTTCAGACTCGACTAATATTGTTGATGTATTCCCTCCGGCAGGTAAACTTATGAGTGACCTAGTGGCTTTTATACCTAGTATGGCCGAAATACACTTCGCAGGACGAGTTGACGGCAACGATTCTTTAAGATGTAGATTTGAAGAGCGAGCTGATAGAATTCGCATATGGGTTCAAAATACAGAACAACGATCTACACCAGCAGTTAACTGGTTGGCAATTTGGAGATAATGATGAAATACGTTTGTATAGAAAATAATAAAGTAATATCAATTTTAAATTATGTTCCAAATGTTCCAGACACTGTGACTGTGGTTAATATAACCGATGGGCAGTATAATGAAATTACAGATGGAAATTTAAAATTCGATGTTAGTAGCATGTCAGTTTGTGCTTTTTCTGAAGAAGAGCAACAGTTAAAACAAGCTATAGCGGATAGTAATTCAAACAGAAGTTTTTTGAATAACACTGATTGGAAAGTATTAAGGCACTTAAGAGAAACTGCTCTTGGGATTGCTACCAGCTTAACAGAACAAGAATATTTAGATTTAGAACAGCAACGAGAAACTGCTGCTAGAAACATACAAGACTAACGGAGCAAAATTATGCCATATCAGATAGATCGTTATAATGGAACATTCTTTTCAGAAGTTCCAGATCAAACGGTTGACACATCGAGCTGTGACCTTAAACTCATAGGTAAAAACTACGCCGGCTATGGCGAAGTTCAAAATGAAAATTTATTATATATTTTAGAAAATTTTAGAGGTCTAACGGCTCCAAGGCGACCAATTCCAGGTCAGATATGGTATGATGAAACAACTAACAAAATTAAATTTAGAGATTCTACTGCCGTGTGGCGAACCTTAGCTGTTACCGATGTTTCCGGAACAGCACCGACCGGGTTAGCGGCTCGTGATAAAGGTAATCTATGGTATAATGATTCTCTACAACAAATTAATGTCTGGGACGGAACTGAATTTGTAACGGTTGGGCCCGAAGTGTCAGTAGGGTTTGGTGAAACCAGATTAAGGTCCGGGACAGTTCGAGACAATGGTAACACTGAACACGCGATCATTAAAATTTTTGCTAATAATCAAGTAATAGGATTGATAAGCGCAGATGAATTTGAAATTGGTGTAATTGAATCGATCACAGGGTTCACTTCAGTTAAGAAAGGAATAACGTTAGTTAATACTCCAAGCACCGGCATTACATCGTCGGCTCACAGATTTTGGGGCACCGCCGGTAATTCGGAAAAATTTGCCGATAGAGATGTTTCGCAATTTGTATTGAGGGGCGATTCGGGTTCAACATTTGACGACGAAGGATTTGCGGTAGGCGACGATAATGATCTTAAAATATATGTGGATCCAGTTAGCGACGATCCGGTTTTAGAAAATCAATTAGGGAATTCTATAACTGTTAGAATACGCACAGGCAACGTCAATGATGATATAGCAAAATTTGAATCTGACGGTATATTCCCTGGACGCAGCGAATGGTATGATATTGGATCAAATTCATATAGGTATAAATCTATATACTCTAAAGACTTTTACGGAAATTTAGTAGGATCGTTTACAGGTAATGTTAGAGCAAATGATTCGACGTTGTTAGTTGATAGTGTTCTAAAAAGATTCACCGGCGAAACAAGAGGAGTCCACGAAGGAAACATTCGAGATAATAACGGCGGAACTGTTTTTAATTCAGCCACTCGAGGGTTTACTGGAACTTCGGCAGAGTTCACTACTGCGTCAATTAATACACTAACAGTGATTGACAGGATAGTTGGAGCAGTTAAAGGCGACTTATTTGACAACAATAATGCCATCGCATACAATTCTGTGTCTAAGGTGTTTACCGGAAGTCTTCAAGGTAATGCTGCCACAGCCACTAAACTTGCTGGAACAGTACAGATTAACGGTGTTTCTTTTGATGGTAGTTCAAACATAACTGTAATTGATTCCACAGCAGTACCGAGAGCCGGCGGATCAATGACTGGACCTTTGACATTAGTTGGAGCCCCAACAGCACCAAATCAAGCAGCAACTAAAGCCTATGTCGATGAGCAGATTTTAAGAAAAACTTTGTATTTTAGTTTAGATGTAAAAGGACTAGATGTAGTGAACAGTGGATCGGGCACTGTAGTTGCTCTATTAAATTCTCTAGCACCACCGTGGACTTTAGTCGACGGCACTCGAGCACACATATCTAGTACTATACAGAATGTAACTTCGACTGCTAGTGCTCCTACTGGAAGCTATATTGGTATATCTTATGTTAAAAGTGTTACAGTAACTACTACAGTTAATAATCCTACAAGAAACAATTTGTTGGTGTATGTAATTGATGGAAATACTTGGAAATATGTATCAGGTTAATTTAGTGAAAAACTACCTAACAAATGTTGATGAGGTGATAGCATTAGCTGAAGCTCATACAGATAAGTTTTCTTCAAGAGATGAAACTGCCTTGAACAAATTTGTTACCAGATACGGTTCAAGTAAGATGAAAAGTTTGTTTAGCATTAATATGTCTAAAGAGTTAATAGATGCTATTTTTAAAACTATACCTGATGATCGTAGATTTGTTGATAGCGTAACAATAAATCGATACGATCCGGGCGACTACTTGGCTAGACATCGAGATAGTCAAGGACTGTATTGGAAATTTAAATTGATTTTTTTATCAAGCGACAAGCCTCATTTTAAATGGTACGACGAAAACAATGTTGGTCATTTAGTCGAAGAAGAGCCAGGAGCTTACTTAGAAATGCCAATACATTTAGAACACGAAGTTACAAGAATTGAAGAAACCGAAAGTCCAAAATACAGTTTGGTACTAACATGGGGAAGATTATAAAATGGCTAAACAACAACGAGAATTAATGTTTTTAAAGAGCAGCGGAATTCTAATCGGCGAAATAACACCGGATACAAATCGTGAGGTGTTAAACCTAGAAAAATTTGCTATCAGAGTAGTTGAGCTTGATGAAGAACTTGGCGAATATTGGTACGGTGATCACTTAACAGGTGAGATCAGAACAAAGCTAGATAAACCAGTAGTTACAGAATCTGTAGTACGTTATGCTACAAATGTTCAGGTGTTGTCTGAATATCCGATACACAAACAGCTTAATGTATTGATTGATTTGCTGGCACAGTCAGACGTACCTAAAACTGCCGAATTTACAGCAATGAAAGAATTCCTAGATCAGGCTAGACAAAACTTCGTAGAAAAAGTTGAATATTATTCTACAAATACTGACGCTTATGTTTGGGTGTCAAGTGAACAAGAGGAAGCTGAGGCTACTGCTAAAAAGCAATTTGAGTAAAAATACCGATAAATACATCAAACCGGAACTAACATGACATATAGAATAGACAGATATAACGGTACGTTTTTAATAAATGTATCTGATGGTACAATTGATACTACTACTACAGATTTAAAATTTGTTGGTAGAAACTATACCGGGTATGGTGAGGTTCAAAACGAGAATTTCCTTCATCTGTTAGAAAACTTTGCTAGTCCGACAGAACCGATTAGGAAAATATCAGGTCAAATATGGTATGATAGCGGTACTAGAAAGTTAAAATATTATGATGGATCTAGATTTAAAGTAGCCAGCGGAGCAGAAGTAGCGTCAAGTGCTCCTACAGGGTTAGCACCTGGGGATTTTTGGTTTGATTCTAATACAAATCAACTGTCTGCTTGGAACGGATCTACGTTTGTATTAGTGGGCCCACAGAGCGCTCCGGGTTTCGGTACTTCTCAGATCGTTACGCAGGTCGTTAAAGATTCTGGCGATACTAGTAGGGTAATTCTTCGAGCAGTTGTTGGCGGTATAACAACAGCGGTATTCAGCAATGAACCCGATTTTACTCTTTCAGCATCTAACAATATTCCTGGTTTCTCAGAGACCGGCCGAAGGATTTACAAAGGTATCACACTAAGCTCAGTTAATTCTAACGGAGTCAGCGATAGTTCCGGATATAGACTATGGGGAACTGTGTCAAACGCAGAACGATTAGGCGGAGAAACACCTGATAAATTTATTCGAGCAGATGCCCCTGGCGGTTTTACTTCAGAAATTAACTTTTCTAGAAACGGACTAACTGTAGGAGCCACTAGGGATCTTAAGTTCTATGTTAACACGACTAACGAACCCACGATAGAAAATCAGATCAATGGTAGAATTATTGTACGTATTAGCAATTCTGGATCTACTACTGACAAAGATGATATGATGATATTCACTAGGGATATCTTCGATTCTGCTGATCCTACATCGGCTATCGCAATTTTACCAGGATCTAACGGCAGGGTAAATTTGGGCGTAGCATCAAGACGTTGGAAGAGTGTGTATGCTCAAAGCATATTCGGCGATGTAACTGGTAACGTGATCGGTAATACTACAGGATCTCATAGAGGTGATTTATTAGCTGCTAATAATTCGACAGCATACAATGCCACTTCTAGACAGTTTGTTGGTGATTTATTTACTGGGTCATTTGTTGGACCATTACAAGGGAACGCATCTACAGCTACTTCTACTACCAAAGTAACTGGGCTAGATGCTACTGATCAGGCAACATTAACTGGTATTGTTGATGTATTAGGCAATATTGGACCAGTTGCTTCGATTCCTATTAGGACAGCTGCCGGAGTTATTAGAGCTACGCTGTTTGATGGTCAATCTTCGGATACTATTACAGTTAACGGAAGACCAGCATCTGAAAACCCCGACGGCGAAAGTATTGCAAAACGTACTATAGGTGGCAATCTACGAGCTATAGTATTTGAAGGGACATCCACATCCTCCTTATATGCCGATCTAGCTGAGATATATACTACTGATAAAGAATACGAAATCGGCACAGTTATGACTGTGGGCGGTACCGCTGAAGTTAGGGCCTGCCAATTCGGTGATAGAGCAATAGGCGCGATATCGCAAAAACCAGGATTTTTAATGAATTCCGAAGCTATTGGTCAACCAGTAGCATTAAAAGGTAGGATTCCGGTTAAGGTGTCAGGAAGAATTAAAAAAGGTGATAGATTAATAGCAGGTAATAACGGTAGAGCAGTGTATTCGTCCTTTCACACACACGTTGATTCTTTTGCTATTGCTTTAGAAGATCATCAATCAGAAACAGACGGTGTTATCGAAGCAATTATACTGTAAGGATTAAACAAATGGCATTAGGTCAACCAGCAGCAGCACAATTTACAACAATCTTTAGAACCGATTACGACCTGTTACAGGCAGCGGTTCAACTATTATTGGTGGGAACCCAAACAACCCCGGGCGTATTAGATCGAGGTAAGGGTTACGGTCAAACCCTGGCAAGTTTAACATCAAAACAATTTCCTTTTGCCCATACGATTACTAGTATAACAAACAGCAGCCCTGCGGTGATTAACACAGCAACTGATCATAATTACCGAGTCGGTGATATCATCTTAATTAATTCGTTAAGCACAGGAAACGCAATATGGGACACATCCGGATTAAGTAATCAATATTTCAAAGTAGCAGCATCTCCGGTCCCCGGCGCTAGATCTTTTGGTATACAAAATGTCGCAGGTGGTCCTGTTGATACTCGATCTATCGCTGGATTTCCTACTATGGCCTGCTGGAAAAACAGGTACAGTGTCTCGAACCGGTTGTGTCGGCTTCTCAATTTATTAATTTACGAAACGACCTAAGAAAAGTTTATACACATCAGGAAGGAATCACTCCATCTGAAGCAGTGTTGCCTACTCCGGTTAAAGGAGCAGTTATTAATCACAGTGTATACTTACCGTATTATAATGTAACAGACTCGATGGATACTACTCCGTTCAAGATGCAGGAATCTGCGATTTACACACATGGAACAACTCCGGTGAGGACATCGTCTTGGACAACTAGTATTGAGTTAACTTTTGACATTACATGGCGATCGGCTACAGAAATGAACACGTTTTTTAATACTGGTTCGTTAATGCGTTGGGATCTGTTGGTTACTGATATAGGAACCGGAGTTCAGGGACAGAAAAACCAAGCTTGGAAAAATATTGTTGATGAAGTATTTCCATTATACTACGGAGCAGTAAATAAAGCCCAAATGGGATATACCGATTCAACGAAGTGGGCCTCATCTGGTGCCTATAATGCCGTTGGAACAGAAGATAGAATTGCGTTTGCTGCGGGTACAGGAGTCTACACCATGAATACCTGCCAGATGTGGCATAGAACCGTTTCTCCGACAGACAGATCGTTGAGATTTAGAATACGTCTTACAGACGATCACTCAAACGCATTTGCTCAGAACGTTACTGCTAGATTTGAATTTAGATTAAACTTTATCTATACAGTTGGTAGTATCGTACTTCCGTTTGATGCTACTAACAACACTCAACTTAACTTCAACGTAGTGTCGAACTGGGTGTAATCAGTTTCTAACACTTCTAGCTCTATCCTAGCATATATAAACATGCTAGGATAGACTATGAATAAAAATCTTGAACAAGTAATCGAACTTTCCGATAAATTATTGTCTTTTAAAATTAAGAGACACGCCCTACAAAGAAAAATTTCAAGCTAAAACAACCATCGGACATAACGGTGGAATATTTAAAATCAATCAAGATTTTATATCCTATTTAAAAGCTCTGCTAGATCTTGGCAAAGATTCGCAGGTTATATTAATAGATATTAACGACAATCCGATTGTTATTGAAAATTTAAAAATATTTTTCTATGAAATTTTAGACAAGTACTTTTCAGCACTTGGCGAATATCATGCCGGAGTTCAAGATATAAAAGAATCTAAACCACAACTTTGGGATATTACTAATGTTGACACGAAGTAAAGGGGCATTACTTTTTGCTCATAATACATCAACGATAGATTATTTAAAAATAGCTAAATTTTCTGCTTCACTGATAAAACAATATTTAAAAATACCAGTCTCTCTAATCACAGACAGCGCCACATTAATGTCCTCTAGTGACGGCTTAGATGTCTTTGATAGTTTAATAGTTGTAGAGGCTCCTTCGCAATTAAATTTTAGACACATCAATGGAATACAACATCAATTCCTTAATTCAAATCGTGCTAGGGCATGGGCGTTGACACCCTATGATAGAACACTATTGATGGATTCGGACCTATTGATCTATAGTAATCGCTTAACACCATATTTAGATTGTGATGATGATTTTTTAATCTGCGAAAAAATGACTGACCTAACAGGAAATTATCTGTCACAGAATGATATACGGGTCTCGGATAAAACTATAGATCTTCGTTGGGCCACAACGGTTATTTTTAATAAAAATGAGTTAACAAAGAAGATTTTTGAAACTGTAGATTACATTCATAGAGAATATCGATACTTTGCTGATACATATCAATTCGATACAAATATGTTTAGAAATGATTATGCTTTTTCTATTTCTAATCACATGTTTAACGGGTTCACAGCAGACAGTAATTACCTGCCACCGATAATGATGACTAATCAGCAAGATAAAATATTGGATATAAGTGAAAAATATATAACTATCAATTCCACAATAAAACAAAAACAGGCAATGGTTACCTTAGAGGGAGTTGATGTACATATCATGGACAAGATAGATCTTATAAACAATTTATGAAATCTAATAAATTTGGTTATCTAATCATAGTTTCGAAAGACAAAAAAGAAAAGCATGACTATTATGCTATGGCCTACTTGCTGGCATTATCGATCAAGCGTACTCAAAAGCGTGGGTATGATTCTGTTGCGGTAGTGGTAGACGATAAAAAATATCTAGACATATTTAAAGCTCTACCAGTTTTTGATTCTGTAGATTTTTGGGATGAAAAAGATTTCTGGGACGGTAGAAGTTATATGAATGATCTTTCTCCGTGGAGATATACTGTATGTTTGGATACAGATATGATTCTAACTAGAGATTGTAGCCATTGGATTGATTATTTTTTAGATAACACCAGCTTGTACGTGGCAAATAAAGTTTTAACTTATCGCAATGTTCCTTCGACGTCAACACATTATCGAGAAACATTCGTCAAAAATAAGTTGCCGATGTTATATTCGGCTTATACATTTTTTGATAACGAGCAGACGATAACTAAGTCTTTTTTTGCTTTAGTTCAGAGTATCACTGAAAATCCTAATGAATTTAAAAATTATTTTTTAACTGAGCATACACCGACGGTAGTAGGCACTGACGAAGCATTTGCTCTTGCTGCTAAAATTTTAGATATAGAAGATGATATCGCATACGATTTAGATTTTCCGAGATTTGTACACCTTAAACCTATGAATCAGGATATCGATTCAATAATCACAAAATCGGGGTTGGATCTTGGATACTACACTGATAAAAATAATAGGATCAAAGTATCGATGTTTAGCCAGATTGATATACTTCATTATGCTGACAAAGATATCGATGTAGCTCAAATGATTGAAAATTATAATAATCTGATGTTTGATAATTTTAAACTATAATATGCCCTATACTGTACTTTTAAATAATGACACTGGAAAAATACAAGGGTATTCAAAATTCGTAATGCCAATTCCGTCCCACGGAAATTTTTCATCTTATGAAATTCCTGACGAATTTATAGAAATATTTGAAAAAATAAATCGAGGAAAAGCATACATTACTGATTATAAATTAGAAATAACAGATTCTGGTGTAAAGTTGATTGACGCCGCATCCTCAATATTGGCTGATCCTGAATATGGAAAAATGGTAGCGATTCCTTTTCACAAGTCAGGCACTGGTAACGGATCGTTAGGAATGAAGATTACTAGTATAAACAACAAGCCTTGCTTGGTAATTAAAGCAAATGATACATTTACAGTTACACAAGCATTTGATATACACTTTACAGGTAAGAATGATTTAACGGCACATTATGAAACGTTTCACATCGACGTTGATGAATTGATTAGTAAAAAAGAGGTATGTTTTGAATTTCAAAAAATTAATCATGATCGATTATGGGCAAATGATTTTACAATTTATTACAGAAAGGTTTTTAGAGAGATATGGTACAGTTACAGATAAGACCAGTTGATATTGATGTTGTATTCATCTCTTACGATGAACCAAACGCTGAATTAAATTATGCTGATCTATTGACTAAATTTCCTTTGGCAAAGCGTATACATGGTGTTAAAGGATCAGACGAAGCGCATAAAGCCGCAGCTGATCTGGCCGAAACTGATTGGTTTGTAACTGTTGACGGGGATAACATAGTTGATTCTAAATTTTTTAATATTGAAATTCCGTTGATTGATAATGTTTCAGTTTATAGCTGGTGCGGAAGAAATATAATTAACAATTTAAAGTACGGCAATGGCGGAGTTAAAATTTGGAAAAAAGAATTTGTCCGCAACATGAAAACACACGAATCGGCCGAATCAGCATCAGCGCAGGTCGACTTTTGTTGGGAAAAAGGATACAGAAATTTCCCCACAGTGTTTAGTGATACTGTTATAAATCATACTCCATATCAAGCTTGGAGAGCAGGATTCCGAGAAGGTGTTAAAATGCTTTTGTTTCAAGGTACAAAAGTAGATAAAGGTCAACTCAAATCTCAGGTATATTGGCATAATCTTCATCGACTTAGGATGTGGAGTTGTGTAGGTTCGCATATCGACAACGGCATTTATGCGATGCTAGGTGCTCGTCAGGGAAGTTATATGACCTATTGTTCGGATTTGGGATTATCTAGATGTTAGAGATTTTGATAAACTGTTAGAAGTATACAATCAAATTGCTCTAACCGTTTGAAAATAGTCCAGACGCTTGTAGTAGAAAGAAATTAAAAAACTTAAGGAAAACAGTCTTAAGATTAATTTAGGGTTAAATTGGTCTTATTTCGNNTCTGAGCAGTAGTCGTTATATAACTGAAATGTATGACGAATCAATAGCATTAGGGTCAAACATATTATAGTGGAGACCAGCAGTGGAAAAATATTTTTTAAATCATGATGATCCGAATGCTGAAAAAAATTATCTAACAGCTAAGACCTATATTTCAGATCTTCAGAAGATAAATTCGGTTCTATCAATCCATGACTCTCACCGACAGTGTGCCAACTCGTCATTTACAAATCAGTTTATGGTGATTGATGCGGATGCTGTGCTGTTAGATGCTTTTAGAATGACTAAAATTTACGAACTAGTAAAAGATCAAAATTTTGTTTATATATTTTCAGCGTTTAATCCAGTTAATGATCTAGAATATGGGCATGGTGGTATAAAGGTTTTTCAAAAAAAATATTTTACAAATACTAATGGTATAGACATGTCTACGTCATTTGTTGGAAAAGTTAAATCAGTAAAGCTTACATTAAACATTCATAGATTTAATACNACAGCATTCCATACATGGAGAACAGCATTTAGAGAATGTGTTAAGCTTTCTTCGGGNATTATAGAAAATAGAAATCAGTTAGATGACGAATTTAGATTGNCTCGATGGTGCGAAAAATTTAATAATGTCAGTTACGCTGAGTTTGCTAAATTAGGAGCATTNGCAGGTAGAGACTTTGGATCTACGAATAAAACTAATATTGACAAGCTAAAGCTTATCAATAATTTTGCTTGGTTAAAAGAACAATATGAACAAGTGGCTCCAACAGCACCTTAAATTTAAAGATACATTAGATTCGATTAGNCCTAGCTTTTGTTTNGCAAAATGGAAACANGTCACGATCCATCTTCAGACAGGACATAATCACAGCTGNCATCATCCTAGNACNCATGTNATTCCTATAGAAGAAATCAAAAAAACTCCTAGNGCTCTNCACAATACGAGTTACAAAAAAGAACAACGGCAACTGATGATCGATGGAGTACGGCCACAGGAATGTAACTATTGTTGGAAAATAGAAGACAGCGGTCCAACTGCTATTAGTGATCGGGTTTTAAAAAGCATATCTCCTTGGGCAAAAAATTATGTCAATGAAGTTATAGCCTGCGGCAGCAAGGAAGATATCTTTCCGTCTCAAGTTGAAGTAAGTTTTAGTCATGCTTGTAATTTTAAATGTAGCTATTGTATGCCTAGTGTTAGTAGTCAGTGGATGGAAGAAATTGAACGGCACGGACCATACCCTACTTCTAATAGATATAATAATTTAGAATGGGTCAAGCAACAGAATAAAATGCCAATCCCATTAAAAGAGCATAATCCTTATGTTGACGCATTTTGGGAGTGGTGGCCTAGTTTATCGGAAAACTTAGAAATTTTTAGAATAACTGGAGGAGAACCTCTATTAAGCAAAGAAACTTTTAAAGTATTAGATTCATTGATCGAGTATCCTAAACCTAAAATCTCAATACAGATTAATTCAAACCTCTGTGTTCCTAAGGAGTTATTTGAAAAGTTTGTATCGAAATTGATGATTCTTCAGCATACTAACGACATTGTTGTTCACACCAGTGCCGAGGCACACGGCGCTCGCGCAGAATATATCAGACACGGTATGAACTACAACCAATGGCTAGATAACTGTGAATATTTTTTAGAAAAAGTTCAGCTGGGTAAGTTAAACGTTATGAGTACATATAATGCGTTATCTATTACTTCTTATACTGATTTTTTAAAAGATGTTTATCGATTAAACAAAAAATACAGCAGTCAATTTTTATTTTTTAAGAAACGTAATGCTGTTAGCTTAGATATACCATACTTAAATAACCCAAAGCATCAAACAGTAGAAATTTTAACCAAAGACTTTCTTCCTTTGATAGACGATCAAATAGCATTTATGAAAGCACACGAGCATCGATTAGGATTTTCAGAAGAAGAAACTCAAAAATTAATACGTGTAAAATCAGTGTTCGGATCATTACCAGACAATGAAACACAGTTAATGATTGATCGAAAAGATTTTGCTATTTTTGTAGATGAGCATGATAAGAGACGAGGAACGAATTTTTTAAAAACGTTCCCCGAAATGGAAGAATTTTACAATTTGTGTAAAAGTATCAACTACTAACTAAACTGTCAGCCATTGGGAAGATAGCAGCAATGGCTTTGGCGCAGGCAACAGCCACAAGCTGATGCTCTTTCTGTGTACCGTTAGCCGAACGCAGTTCAATAAAGTGAATCCATGAACGCAGGGTGCCGTTCATATAGACACGACTTTCCGTATTACCTTCCGGTAAAACAGCACGAGCCTGTTCCTTAGCTATGCCATTCGTGACAGCCCAAGTGTAGGCTTCTCGAGCGGCTCTAATAACATCCTGTTGTTTTTCTTCCCATAGACGTGCGAGCTCTCTCTGCTCAGTGTCTGCCATGTCCAATTCGACAGAATTTTGTCTGTTTTTAGTGTCCTGCAACCGTGCTTCTCTAATGACGAAGTTAAGATCCTTTGTAGGGTCAGCGTATCGTTGACTAAACTCTTGGAAGGCAAAACTTCTGTGTCGAAGAATTTGTCTGGCAATGTCCCTGGTGGTTGTAATTTCAACACACGCTGATACCATTTCAAGGGGCGACCAGTGGGCGTGTTTAACCAAGTATCGAATGAGTTTTTCGGATGTTTCAGTGTTGAGTTGATTGCTGGGGTTGCTGACACGGGCGCAATACGCGATGAGTTCTTGTGCGTTATCGACGCCCATGTTTCTAAATTCGCCAGTTGGCTGGCTGTAGGATAATAACTTAACATTCATTTTTCGCCTAAAATACCTTTCGTTGAATTAATAATGTCTTCTTTTATTCTTTCAACATCTATTTGAAAATTTATAGTAACAATCTCATCTTGATAATCTTTAAACGCCATCATGATTTTTTCGATGATCTCGTCTTCGTCATTACATTCGAGTTGTTCTTCGATATCGATTTCCCATATTCTTCCGTCTGAAAACGAGAGCTCTACGCCGTGAATATACTTTATTGGCATAGTGCTCACGTACACATCGCCGAGAACTTCAGGCCACTCCTTTATAACATCTTTAGGAGGTTTAAAATATTTTTTAGGCACTGGTTTCTTCTACCACTTTAGTAGATTTCTTTTTCGGAGGATCTAATTCATCCGCTTCTCTGCGCAGTCTTGCAGCTTCTTTATACATAGCATCTGCTTGACTTCTTAGACCTTTAGCAATGTCAGAATCGCTTAATACTTCATTGGGCGAAGCTTTAATTGGTGCTGCCTGCGGAACATCTGGTTCGCCTACGTCTCTGTTGAGATCAGTAACTTTAACAAGTTCTTTGGCTTCTGCTCTAGGCTGTACTGCTAACTGATCAATAGTTACACCTTTTTGTTCGGCAATTAAGGCGTTAAGAGCATCTAGAGAAATCACATCAGTAGTAGTTGGAGTCATTTCGATTTCACTGGTCTTATACTTAAACAGCTTTCCGTCCACGTGTAGTGCCGGCAGCATTGGTCGACCATCTGGAAAAAATCTAATTGACAACATTTCGGCAAGTTCGTTAGTTTCTTGCGCCTGCTCGGTTTCAACTAATGTGATAATCGAGTTATGATAAGAATCATTTAAGGCTGCTGTTGGAATTACTAAACAGCTTGTAGGATCGCCGGGTATAGTTTTAAACGCAACTAATACCTTTGCTTTAGAAGATTTAACTCTTCCTATGTGCTTTAATGGTGAGGCCATGATTATTGTCCCTCTGGTTTAGGTGTTACGCTTTCTAAAAATACTGACAGTCGATTATAGATCTTTCCAACCGACTCCATCTCACCAGCCTTGAATGCTCCCCGCTGTGTTGCCACATCGATGATTGTTTTCAACGCATTGAGATCGTTAATTGTTAATTCAGGTGCTGCCTGGCCAGCGGTCTCGGCTGGTTGCGGTGTTTCTTGAGTTTTCACTTCTTCTGTCATTTGTGACTCCTTAAAAATGGACATGCGAGCATAAAATAGGTTAGCTCTTTTTCATCTTCGAACCCAACTACGATACTCGGTGTGCTATTTAAATTGGGTTTATTTAACACACAGTATCTTCCTTTTAGACGATGCTTGATCCAGGTATCTATTTTTTCCTGTTGTTGGATCGCTGAAAACGATATCCTACTTTTAGCAAAGTGTGGAGGTAACCATTTCAGCGATCGTTTGTTAAGAACGTCTAACGGGTTTAGTTCTATCATAAAGTATTTAAGATTCGTTAATTCTCTTGTGGTGAATTCTGGCTTAGTCTCTTTGCTAATGCTTTTGAATATCCCATTTTTTGGACATCACCGGAAAATAAGTATAATTCAAATGCTGATTTTTCACTTAGCACTGTGATTGATTTTTTAGTAATAAAATACGGGCTTTCGATAAAGTTATCGAGCCATACTAATATTTGGGGAGTTATGTTAAATTGACCTGGAAATTTTACAGTATATGATTTAAGATCTAACGACTCTGTGACAAATTTTATTCCTTCGTCTGTGAGTCTCAACCCACCCGAATCTTTAGATCTAACATTATACCACCATTCTATTTTTTTAGCTTCGATTAAATTTTGATCAGCAACTTGTCCGTTTGCCTCTAAAAATTTTTTAGTATATGTGTCCTTGATACTCATAGCTCATTTTTTATAACCTCGCCGTTGGTTAATTTTACAACTTCGAACTCATTAGTCTTAAACATTTTGTTTAATTTTTTAGCTAAATTATGTGCGTGACCGGGATTTGAAAAACTTACTTTTTTGTATTTAGGACCCGGATAGCTACTAACCAGAGATCCGCTTTTTAGATTAAAAGGGGCGCTCTTATAAAAAACCGCCCAGATAGCGTCGGACTCAAGAATCTGCTCGACTTTAAAATTATCTTTATTTGCGTGTTCAAGTAATACTTTAGGTTTCGGTCTACTCATTTATTTTTCCAAGCATAATACACGCATATATTTATGCCAGTTAGAACGTTCCTCCGTCCATGCCAATCTTAATCTCTTGTGATTCTATAGTCAATTTATCCAATTTAGCATGAATATCGGTAATAGTTTTACCTAAACCAGAAGTTAATAGTGCTAGGTCGTTCATTATATCCCTAGCTTCGTTTATTGTTAGTCTAATTTCTTTTTGATTTGTTCTTTCGGCAGTATTAACACGTTGAAAGAACTTTTCTAAATTCGGCAAAGTAGTCAAGTTATTTTGAGACATTTGACAGCACCTGTTTCATTTCAAGTTCAGTTTTAAAAGGACCTTTGAATTCATATCTTTGTAGGGTAATAACTTTCGGACAAAAAGATTTAACCCATCCTTTATCAAATCGAATAACATAGTAGCCAGCACAATACGAACTTTTAGATTCTTCGCTTTTAGTGAAGATCGGCAACTTTCTTATAATGTCAAACATCGCATTATGCGGCGTGGTACTTGTTGGGTAACCATGAACTTCGTTCGGTTGGTTATTATTGCTTTCTTTAACAATTTTAACGATAAAAAAATCATTGCCGAATTGTTTAGTTAAGCTTTCTTGATTAGGATATACTTTAACTCCGGCCTCATTACTCATGACAAACTTATTGTCATCGTTTTTTCTTAATGTGGCAAATTTTTCTCCGTCTTTCTCGACAATCCAAAATTTGTTAGGGATGATTGGTTTAGCTGTGAGATGTTCGTTCATAGTTCATACCTTGCGTTTAATGGTTCGGCATAGCTCTGTGCTTGATCAGCAATTTTCTTAAGATCAAATAAATTACAAAATTTCATTAGTCTGATGCCTACCTGACTAATGCTTTTATTAGCTTTGATTGCAACATCGATAGTTTCGTTGATTACTGCTCTGATATCATCAGGTTGGCGACTAAGGTCGATTAATTGTTTGTTGCGCTCATAGTCTTCGAGGACTCTATGTTCTTTGCCATTGTGATCGACCCAACGCTGCAACATGAGATTGTTCCATGCGAAACCCTTTGTCTGACGATCTTCAAATGCTTCAAGCAAGCCAACTTTTTTGCTTGTGCCTTTTGTTCTAACTCCCGGATACGCAGAGAACACGTTATCAGAGGTATCGCCTCTCATACATTTTTCAAATAACAACCATTCGGGATCGGGCGCAGACTTAGGTTCCTGTGTTTTTTTGTCAATGACTGATTTTCCTTTAGCATCAAAGTAACCTTCGTGTGTAATTGTTGTTTCAGAGATGCCGTTGTACTGTTTTACATTGGGAGCAATCAATTGTTCAAAGTCACTGTCAGTAGAAATAATAACGTGATTGCTTTGTGGATGATTTTGAATCCAACCTGCGATTAGGTCATCGGCTTCTAATTGCGGATGATGTAGTACTGTACAGTTTGTTTTTTCGATAATAAAGTCTTTAAACGTGTCGAACGCTTCCCAGAATAGTTTATCTTCTTCTTGTTCGCTTGGAGTTAATGCCGCTCGAGCATCACTGCGATTTCTCTTGTACGGCTCATAGTAGTCTTTACGCCATGAGCGACCTTCTAAACAGAATACAACATGACTGCCATTAAAATCTTGCCATGCTTTTTTGATACTGTTAAGCGTAATATGAAATGCCATACCTAACTTGATGTCGGCATCGCCTCGAATAACGTGTCTAGCACGGAAAAATGTATTAGCAGTATCAACTAAAATATATGTCATGAAACTTCCGATTTACCTGGTGTTAATGGTTTAACATTGATATACCCGACTCCTCTAGTTACATCCTGGCCTTCTTCAGCCAGCATATTTCTAACAATATCACGGAACCAGCGATCAACAATTTCTTCATCCGGGTCACCATCAAAACCGTAACCCTCTTGTTTTAATTGTAACACAAATTGGTCATTCCAGTCAAGCTCAAAAAACCCGTTTCGAATATTGTCTTTATTAACGTGAGTATCTAATACAGATACCCACGGTTCGCCTTTGGCTGTGGCACGTTCTTTTGGAGTCATTTTAGCAGTTTCTTCTGCTTTCTTAGCCTTTTCTTCGTTGTCTTTTGCTTCTGCTACGCGAGCTAGCACTTCTTCATGCTCTTGTTTGGCTTTTGTTTTTTCAGCCTCGATTTTATCGATTCCGAATAACTTTTTAATAATTTGTTTCATTAAGTTCCCCACTCATTTTTAAATAACGGTACTTGTAATCTATCACTATATCTTAGTCCGTTCTTCATTGCTAGTTCTGCTACACGGCGATTGTTTAGTGCGTAAACGCTTTCTACTCCCCCTACTGGCATTAGATAACAATTACCAGTAAACCCTTCAGCACGATAGATATCTAATGTTTCTAACGCTTCTTCGGCATCTTCTTCTGTAGCAATAACAAATTTAAGATAGGTATGCCCGACTTCTTGATACTCGCAGACAATATCGGGCCTTATTGCTTCATGTCGTTCTTCGCCGGAACAACTTAGTTTAGCACTTACACTAAATGTTAAACTATTATAGCCTCGATGTTCAACGCCCCAATTTAGAAGATAATTTTTAAATTCTGGAGTAAGTTTTTGAGTACCGTTAGTTTCGAACGTAATTTCCTTTAATGCTTTCATTTTAGGATGATCGAGCAAGTCCGGATAAGCACGTTGCCAACCTAACAACGGCTCACCGCCTGTGATAACTAGGTGTTCGTCTTGCCACTCTTTGAATGGGAGTGTTTCGACGATTGCTTCCGCAATGCTATCGCTTGTAAGCATCGGTGACAGGTCTTTGAACCTAGGATCCCAACTAGCATAAGAATCACAACCGGTACTAACAAGTGGTAATTCATTATAAGATTTAAAATCTCCAATACGTTTAGCAATTAACTCAACCTCCTGCGACACTTCACCTCGGGCCATACCGAACCCAGCACATTTAAAGTTACAGCCAAATGTACGTAAGAAAACAGAAGGCACACCCATGTAGCGTCCTTCACCTTGAATGCTGTAAAACAGCTCTGCGATTTTAATTTTACTCATTGTTTATTATACCTTTTAATACAAAATTTGTCAAGTCTTCTTTGATTAAACTCCATGACCCATCATGATTGTCAATCCAAAGCAGATTGTCTCCTTCTTTCCATCCTGTTTCTTTTAATAATTCAGGCGGGAGTGTTAATATACCGTCGCCAGTAACCGGGTCTTCTTCAATATCTAATGTCCAAGAATTACTCATAATAGCTTTTCAATTTTGTCTCTGATAGTTTGAAATACAAGAGTATTGCCGTTATTGTTGTAGTGATTTATAACACCTCGATGTTTAGTCCAAACATCTGAAAAATCAATCCTATTTTTTTCAAACGCATGATTGCTGGTAATTGGATTATGGTCTAGGCACAGATATGGAATGTTGGCTATACGATTTATTTCTTGACGTACTAAATTATACATGTCGCATTGATATTCTTCGTCGTAATGATATTTGAACCAATTAAGAGCGGTTGTTAGGCTTTTATTACTAGGATCATTATTTGCTTCTAGGTCTGTATAAATTAAATCGCAATTCTTGTGAAGACCATCTCTTTTTATGGGGTGTTCGGGAGTATGAATCCTGAAAGGACTAGTATGTGATACAATTAACAGATCAAATTTATTTAGGTCTGAATTTTTAATTTGTTTTAAAATTTTATATTCTCCGACACCTGCCTGAGCAATATTAGTAACATTAAAACATTGGCCGAGCAAGCTTGGCCAACCAGTGTCAGTATTTGCCCACTTAGCAGCAAAACTGTCACCGGCAATTAGAATTTTTAAACTGTTTTGAGCCATGGAATGTATTTGGAAGCTATTAGGTCATGAAACGATTTGTTATAGTGTTCTTTGTCGTCGAGATAGTATTTGGTGTGATCTATAAACTTTTTTCTAAAAAACGTTTCAACAGTCATTGGAGCAACAACAGAAGCTTTTAGTTTACCGTAAAAATCAAAGTTCTCTGGAAACGACACCCGGTCGGTCATGTTAAAGTAGTAGATTTTACAACCACGATCGTGGCACATATTGTCCATTACAAAGATATCTTTAAAGAATTCTCGCTGTTCAAGGTGTGTGTTAAGTTCGAAGAATAGTTTAACATCTATGAACGAATCTTTTCTAAGATCTGGTTTAATTAAGCCATTTTGATAATCAAAATTAATATCGGCTACTTTACCAAAGTCTTCATAAGTAGGTTTATTGAGTAGTTGGAATCTGTCCTCTTTGAATATTTGATCGTAATAAAGATCTACTAACGGGTTTTCTTTTTCATGTTTTAACATAAAAAAATCTGCCGGTAATATTTTAGGGGACAGTGTTTCATTGAATGCTAAAACAAATCGGTTCCAACTTGCTAGTAACACAAAGACTTCGTCGATGTCAGGGTGCTTATCGAACATACTCTTAAGCCAATCTGGATATACTTTATTACAGACACCAGGCAAGGCATATACAGCAGTTTTCTTTTGATTTTGCTCAGCATAGGATTCGGCATAGTTATTATCGTTCCATACTGAATAACTACCGTATCCAATCTTTCCGGGGACGGTGATATAACCGCAGGTGTGGCTATCGCCTAAAAATAAACTTCTACTCATATATAATTTGATTTATTATTTTTGTATTCTTCTAATCTAATTCTTCTACATTCTTCTTTAACGTCTACAGGAAAGTCGGGACTTATCTCCGCTAATCGACAGTCGTAGTATCTACCTTTATTTTCTGGACCAAGGAACAAAACAACAATTAATATTCCTAGCACTGATATGATCGCTAGTAATTTCATATATTATCGCTGACTAATAATCTACACATCAAAGCATCTTTATCATCCTTAAAGAAAAAAGACATACTTTCGATGTTTACTTCAGTGGTATATCGGTCACCTGGTAATCCAAAATGTTCTATGATTGACGCAGTTATCTCGTTCCATGTCGTTATGTTATCAGCNTTTGGTGACCAGGGAATGTTTACCGGACTCATTTTTTGTAGTTTCCTTTACCTGGAATAGTATTACGAACACCACCCACTGGATCTTCTACATCGCCTTTTCTGCGAGGAATTAAATGAATATGAGGATACATTACAGTTTGACCAGCTGCCTCGCCCCAATTAAGACCGATATTAAACCCGTCCCATTCTTTGAGAGCAACTTTTTCTTGTCCATATTTAAACGCATCTGAGAAACAATCGTTAATAACTCCTTCAGAGTTATATTGAGGAACAAATAGCAAATGTCCTTCTGTACAGGGATACTTGTCTTTAAATACCACAACATGAAAGTCTTCAGACAGTTTATCAGTCCATGGAGCAANTCCAGCATCGACAGCATCTTTTAATGTATACATACTGTTGTTCATCTTCTAAATTCTTTTCTTTCCTGCGGTAGATCACTTTCACGGACTAC